ATAATAGCACCATCAATTATAACATGTTTAAATCTATCAGGTATAATTGTTGTATCTGTATGTAACGATAAATCTGTAGGAAAAGTAAAATAAACATACTCTACTTCATACGCTGCATCAGTAAGAGGGGTAACACCAAACTTTTCTTCTAGTGTTTGGTAAACAAATAAAGGTTTACCTACACCATTTGTTTGATCACCTTCATCATCTTGTGTACGATAATTTTGTATATAATCATTATAAGTTATTGTTTTAAGATGTCTAGGTGTATTATCTAATCCACTAGTTTTTTTCAAAAAGAACGAATCCCAATCTACAGTACCCATGTCTGTAGGAAAATCATATGTTCTTTGGGCTGTAGTTAATGTTTGAGTATTAGTTGTTTTTAAAAAAGGATATTCTTGACCATCTTGTATTATTAATCTTATACTGTTATTTACAGCATCTTTAACTAGACCTTGCACATTACGTACAGAATCAAAACCATCACCTGAAGTATCAAGAGTAACTTCATTTAATCTTCTTAAAGTATCATTTACAAGTGTGAGATATGTAGTTGCCATTTATATAACCTTCAGATAAGCTTAGAGGGGCAAGTTTCCCTGCCCCCCAATTTAGTTTATTTACGCAAGCGTGTCACGATCTACTTCATCAGCAGTCATTTCACCTAAAGCACTAACGTCCATTAGTACTGCGTAAACACGTAGTTCACCTGCAGTAAATGAAGAACCACCACCTGCAAGAGTTACATCTAGTGTATCAGCAGAAGTGATTACTATTTCACCAGAAGTAGTAACTAGCGGTGCGTATGCCCCATCAGAAGCACCGTCAATGTCAAATACATTAACATACTCATTTGGGTCTACAGCAGTTCCTAAACTTGCAGTAGCATCAGTACCAGAGTTCTGAGTAGCAGAAGATGTTACTTGAATACCTGCAGTAACAATATGTGTATTTGCAGGAATAGTAAGAGCTTGTACTACATCACCATTTGGGTTAATACTATTTGCCGTTAGGTCGATAGTTTGCTCAATCATGTAAGGCTGACGCCCACGTGAAGAACTCCCATGTGCAGGAGCTAGAGTTGCGGTAATAGTTGCCATTGTCTAATCCTCCCTTACGCCAAGTTATATGCAGCAGTTACGATTGCTTCAGG